CGACCACCGCGAACACCATGCCGTGCACCTGCATGCCGCTGGCCAGCTCGAAGCCCGTGCAGTACCAGTCGGCCTGGGTGTGGTAGCCGAAGTTCGCCACGCTCTTGCTGAAGCCCTCGGCCGATGCATCGCTGGCGGTCTTCACGTCGAGCAGCACCACACCCTTGCCCAGGCCCACGGGAGAGACCCAGTCGGGGCGGCACTTGCACAGCACGCCGGTGGCCACGTCACGCCACCATGCCGAGACCTCAGGCTGGCCGTGCGCGAGCAGCTCGCCCACCTGGGGCAGCTTGCGCAGTGCCTCGGCCTGACGAAACGCCGCGTCGCGCTGCAGCTGCGAGATGGGCTCCATGCCGCTGCTCACGCACTGCTGGGCGAACTCCTTGTACAGCCGGCTGGACTTGCTCACATCGGGCGCGATCACATAGCGCAGGTCGAAGTGCTCGGGCTCGAGAAGCGCGCAGTGCGTGAGCGTGCCGTTGAACATCTGCGGCGTGGGCGCCTTGAGCGGCGCGTCGGTCGCGGTGGCCAGCGCGTGGTAGTGGTACGGGGTCTGCGTGCGGATGCGCTTCAGGCCCGAGTGCGACAGCCCCTCGCCCTGGTGGTAGGCATCGTTGGAGATGCCGTAGTGCACGCCGGGCGTCATGGCGCGGCCTGGACCTGCGAGGCGAGGTACTCGGGCCAGTACGCGCGCAGCTCGTCCCAGCGCATGACACCTTCGCGGCCGGGCAGTGTGAAGCCGGTCTGCCCATGCGGGTGTCGCGTGTCGTACTGGTAGCCGAAGGGCATCGGCTGGCCATCGGGGTCGCACACCTCGAAGGTGGCCGCGCCGCCTTGCTCGCCGAAGTTCAGGTGCATGGTCATGCGACGCGTGAAGCCCACCGGCTGCTCGGGCAGCTCGGCTGGCAACGGCGTGGTGCGCGGCAGGCTCATGAGAACACCCGACGCAGCAGCGCACGCACGGCGCGCTTCAGGCGCTGCCAGCGGGTGAGCGCCATGCCCTCGAACGCGTTGCCGTGCTGCACGCGCTCGAACCAGTCGTGCGGGGTTCTACTCATCATCGAATGCTCCCTGCTCGACCATGTAGTCGGTCAGCCGCCGCGCGTAGTGGTGCGCGAGCGTGGACAGCACGCTCATGGCCAGCGGCTGCTCGTCATCGGCGGCCGCGCGCACGATGTTCAGGATCGTGACCAGCGTGTACAGGTCATCCTCGACCACCAGCGCATCGAGCACCGCCTGCACCAGCTGCATCTGCTCGCCGGCCACCCCGGGCATGCTCACCAGCTCGCGCGGGTCACGGTCGATGGCGTCGAGGAACTCGTTGCGCAGCAGCTCGTACGCCTTGGCCGCACGCTCGTTGCGATGGGTCGCCACATCCAGCTGGCGCTGCGCGCCTAACAGCATCTGGTTGTCGATCATGGGACCGCGAGTTGACATCAGGTCGTCACCTCGCCGCAACCATCACCACGTTGCACGCGTTCGCTTTGTGGCGAATGGCCGCACGTTGCACCACGTGGTGGTGCTTCAGTGCAGAGTGGGAGGGGACGCGCGGTGCATGGGAATGCACCGACTGTGTGTAGTGCCTATGCGGCGGCTCGGGCGCGTTGCACGCCCGAGCTGATGGTCACTTGTGCCGCTGCAGCACAGCACCGAGCGCGGGTTCGTCTTCGGCGGGCATGACGGGCCAGTTGCCCTTGTGCATCTGGTAGATGAGGCTGAAGGCCCTGTTCCTGTCCGCTTCGCTCATCTCATCCAGCCACTTGGCCACCTCACGCGCGATGAGAGAGCGGGCTTCGTGCGGCTTGTACTTACCGCCCTCGCCGGTGCATAGCCAGTAGATGTCGCAACCCAGGAACACCGCAGCCTTCGCAACGTTCTCTGGACGCAGCGCGGACCCAGGTCTGCGCTTCAAGTTGCTGATCGCCTGCGCGCTGATTCCGATGCCGTTGGCCAGCTCACCGCGTGTTTTCCGCGCGTGCTGTAGGGCCATGTCGATGCGTTCGAGGAGGGTCATGTTTGCTGCCATGGAGTGACGTGGAGTGCGGTTAGAACGACTGTGTGTCGAGAGCATTGCAACGCCATACGGGGCGGGTGTGAAATCGACGCCCCATGAAAAAACAGACTGCTCTCAACCTGCTGGGTGGGACCGTGGCGACGGCAGCGGCGCACCTGGGATGTGGCGTGAAGGCCGTGTACAAGTGGCCGAGCGACAAGCCGCTGCCGCGACCGATTGCTGATCGGGTGCTGGCCGCCAGAGTGCGAATGCGAGCCGAGCTGCTGCGTGCGCAGGGCATGCGGCTGGAGCCCATTGAGGAAGATGCGGTGGCGCTGTGAGTCATGGCGGCTGCTTGCATTTTGTCACCGGGTAGTCGCCTCTGGTTGACTGATCCCCCGCAACGAGTGTTGCCAACGCACGGGTGGTGCCGAGTAGGACTTTCCCGGGTCTACGTCTACACGCAGGAGCACCCCCACCATGCCGCTACCGGCTGACTGGGTCGAGGCGATCTTCACCAAGCTCACCCTGGTGTACGGGCAGCGCTTCCTGGCGCAGTACACCGGGCTGCAGCCCGAGCACGTCAAGGGCACCTGGGCCCGCGAGCTGCACAACGTCGGCGGCCCAGGCATCAAGCACGCCCTGGAGCACCTGCCAGCAGACCACCCACCCAACTGCCTGCAGTTCCGCAGCCTGTGCTTCGGAGGCCCCGTAGAGCCCACCAAGGTGCTCCCCGCACCCAAGGCCTCACCCGAGCGCGTCAGCGCCGCCCTGGCCCGCATGGCAAGCCTGCGAGGGCAACAGCGTGACCCCAGAGCCTGGGCCCATCGGCTCAAGGCCCGTGAAGCCGCTGGTGAACACCTGTCCATCACCCAACGCACCATGTGGCGCGCTGCCCTGCGGGCCAGCCTCGACACCACCGAGGAGATGCCCGCATGAACTGGTACGGGCACCACATCGGCGATTGGTTGAAGAAGACCAGCGACCTGACTCTCGTGCAGGAGGGCGTGTACAGGCGCCTCGTGGATTGGTACTACTCGCACGAACGGCCGCTGCCGCTGCTTCTGAAGGACGTGTGCAAGATCGCCCGCGCATCAGGTACGCGTGAACGTGAGGCAGTCAGCACCGTGCTGCATCGCTTCTTCGAGATTCACGAGGATGGCTGGCACAACCGGCGCGTGGACGAGGAAGTCAGCCGCTATGTGGAGCGTGAACCGGAACGTGTTGCAAAAAAAGATGCATGGCGTGCACGTCAGCAGCGTGCACGGGAACGACGCGTCGCGATGTTCCTTGCCTTGCGCGATGTGGGGGTGGTGCCGGCATTCAACTCCACCATGGCAGCACTTCGGCAGCTCATGGAAGAACACGGCGTCACGCTGGATGTCACGCGTGACTCCGAGCGTGATCCACGTAGTAACCCACAACCTACAACCAATATACGTACTACGTACGTAGACGTCACGCGTGACGTTACAACGCACGCTGAACAGCCCGAAGAGCCCCCGATTGCGCCAACCCGAGCGGGTCAGGCATGCCGTGCGATGCGCGCTGCAGGCATGCCCGACGTCAACCCCTCGCACCCACAGCTGCTGCGCCTGCTCAAGGCCGGAGTGACCGACGACGAGCTGCGGATGGCTGCTGCGACAGCCGTGGCCAAGCACAAGCCTTTCGCGTACGCCCTCGCAATCGTGGAGGGACAGCGCAACGATGCAGCCTCAGCAGGGCCCGTGGCGGCCCGCCAGAGCGCGCAAACCGATGTGGTTGAGGCCTGGGTACCAGCCCTGGCCTCTCGACGCCCTGGAGGCCTTCCATGAGCTTTCTCGACCGATCTGTTGCCTCGCCTTCTCCAACGAAACGCGAACCCCCAGCATTGGCGCGGGCTGCAGCCCGATTCGCCTGTGCGTCCTGCAATCCATCCCGCTGCCATGCCTCGCGACACCCCCGACTCGACCCCTCCCGAGCACCCTCGTGTGCCTCGACGTCCCAGGCTGGCCGTGCCATGGCTCCCCATCCTTGGTGGGGTAGTGCTGTGGACCATGCTCCTGGCGTGGCTCGTCGCCATGTGATCGGCCTCCACGCCGCAATCGCAGAGGGGGTAGGGGCGGGTGAATCGGCAGGCCGGGGCCAGGACGAAGTGGTGGTCCCTCCCCCCGCCGAATTCCTCCAAAAACCGGCCCCCCCAGGCGCACTGGGCCCTCACCCCTACTGGGCAGCTGCCCTGGCCCTGCCTCTGCTCGCCCCCATGCCAGCCAGCGCGGGCATCCGAGGAGGCCCCAACACGATGGGCATGGACGGACCTGAGATTGCGCTGGGTCGCATCCCTCCCGCGCGAGCTGGTGCGTCGGTCCCACGCATCCGCAAGGCGACGCTGCAGACGGTGCCGGTGTTCCGGGGTGCGTTTCGGACGACATGCGATCTATCGCACATGAACTTCGACGACGTGATGGTGGCGCCTGGGACGAAGGGGGCGTTTCACCTGCACCAGTACGTGGGCAACACGGCGGCCGATGCGGATGCGCAGTTCGAGGAGGGGCGGATCGCGGAGGTGGGGGACTCGACGTGTCGAGGCGGGACGGTGAATCGCACGGCGTACTGGTCGCCGGCGATGGTGGACACGCGCACGGGAACGCCGGTGGTGCCTGATGGGTTCATGGCGTACTACAAGCACGGGTACGACCTGCCGGTGGGGACGCAGTTTGTGGTGCCGCCGGTGGGGTTGCGGATGTTGTCGGGGTCGATGTCGAACACGTCGGCCAATGGGCCGTGGCGATTCAACTGCAACGGGTTGAATGGGGCGGTGAACTACGACACGCGGGGCATACCGACGCTGTGTCCGATGGGAGCGGTGATCACCGCGAACATTGCGTTCCCGCAGTGCTGGGACGGGGTGAACCTGGACTCGCCGACGCACCGCACGCACGTGGCCAGCGTGGTCAGTGATGGGGCGGGTGGTCGACGCTGTCCTGCCTCGCACCCGCATGCCATTCCGAAGGTGGAGTTCAACTGGCGCTACCGGGTGGTGGACCCGGAGGCGTTGAAGTACTGGCGGCTGTCGTCGGACATGAACCCGGCGGTGCCTGCGGGGTACACGTTCCATGGGGACTGGTGGAACGGGTGGCGACCGGACGTGATGGCGCGGTGGGTGAACAACTGCCTGAACGTCGCGCGGGACTGTCACTCCGAGCTGCTCGGTGATGGCGAGACGCTGTACTGAGGACTGCCGCCATGAACACGCCGATGGTGACGATGTGGCAGGGCCGCGATGTGCGCACGCTCACGCGAGCGGAGCTGCTCGACGTGGTGCAGTGGCTGATGGCTGAGTCGAGGCACTACCGCGAGGAGTGCACGCGCATGCGCCGGCATGTGGACTGGGTGGCGTACCTCATGGAGGAGCGCATGCCGGTGGTACCTGACGAGGAGCGCAGACCATGAACTACATGGACATCAACCGGTGCTGCGTGACCGTGCAGCATGAGGCTCGCGAGTGGGCGCGTGTCAGTCGTGATGGCACGGTGAGCCTGCTCGACATGGACATGGCGCGCGAGGTGGCGAAGTGGCCGCCTGGGCGTGATGACGTGGCGCGCGCCATCGCGATTCTGGTGGTCGAGGCCTTCGAGATGGGACGGAGGCAGCGATGAGCTTCCATGTTCCGAACCAGTTCCGCATTCGCGCGGGTGCGCTGCGCAGCGACGACGGCTACGGCAACAACGGGGCGTTCATGGTGCCCAACCGTGCCGCACGCAGGGGGCTGCGCGAGCTGCCGCTGGCGGTGATCGCGAGCGACGAGCATGGGTGGGAGCATGTGAGCGTGAGCCTGCCCACGCGCTGTCCGACGTGGGACGAGATGTGCTTCATCAAGGCGCTGTTCTGGGACGAGAGCGACTGCGTGGTGCAGTTCCACCCGCCCGAGGGTGAGTACGTCAACAACCACGCGCACTGCCTGCACCTGTGGCGCCCGACGGGGCATGACATCGCGACGCCGCCGTCGTGGATGGTGGGGGTGTTGCGACGGGTGCCGCCCGATGAGCTGGCGCCAGGGGAGCCGTCGTGATCGTCGTGCCGCTTCGCACGGGTCGGGGCATGAACCAGCACGAGCACTGGCGCAGCCGCAACGGTCGCAACAAGCGCGAGCAGGAGGCGGTGGGCTGGATGCTCAAGACGGCCCAGCGCCCGCGTGTGCCGTGCAGCGTGCTGCTCACCCGTGTGGCGCCCAGCGGCGGCCTGGACGATGACAACCTCGTCAGCTCGCTGAAGAACGTGCGCGACGCGGTGGCCAAGTGGATCGGCGTGGACGACCGCGAGCGCATGCAGGTGCGCTACCGCTACGCGCAGCTGCGCGGGCCGTGGTCGGTGCGCATCGAGTTCGGCGAGCCCGTGGTGGGCGCGCAGTACGTGCTGGAGGCAATGGAATGAGCGCGATGGATGACCTGCGACTGTTCAGGCGCACCGACCTGTGCGACACGAAGGGGCGGCAAGGGTTGCTCGGTGTGTCCGAGGCGACATTTGACCGCTGGGTTGCAGCGGGCACCTTCCCCCAGCCGATACGCATCGGGCCGCGCTTGGTCAGGTGGCCTGCGCGCGTTGTTCGTGAGTGGATCCGCCAACAGCAGGCCATCGAGTGAAACGCGCAAGCGAGCGGCGCACATCGCTCGCAACGAGAACGGAGAACGACATGCACACGGCAACCGTGAACGGACTGCTATCGGACACCGTGGACCTGCCCAACAGAGGGACGATGAGCAAGGTCGACAAGTTCGGCTGGCGGATGAAGGACGCCCCGGGGCGCTTCTCGATGTTGAAGAAGAACATCCTCAAGGTGAACGAGGCCTACCAGCGCGGGCTGGACAACGACCGCGCCAACGGCATCGCGCAGAGCTTCATGTGGGCGGCGTTCGGCACGCTGTCGGTGATTCATCGCGACGGTCAGTTCTGGGTCTTCGACGGCATGCACCGTCTGGCCGGGGCGATGAAGCGTTCGGACGTCAACACGGTGCCGTGCATGATCTACGAGGCTGCGACGCTTTCGGCCGAGGCCGAGGCCTTCGTGGTCAGCAACAACGCGCGCAGGCTGGTGGGCGTGGCCACGCGCCACAAGGCCGGCTTGCTGTACGACGAGCCGCTTGCCCTGGCTGTCAACGAGCTGCTGCAGCAGCACAACCTGCATGTGGGCGAGAGCGGGGCGGCCGGCAGTGTGCAGTGCATCGCGGCGATGCGCCGCCTGATGCTCAGCAAGCGCGAGCTGCTGCTGCGCGTGTTCCCGCTGGTCGTGCAGCTATGTGAAGGCCGGCGGCTTCACGAGCGGCTGCTCACGGCCCTGGTGTACATCGAGGAGCATGCGCTCGATGGCGCCTCGATCATGGAGCAGCCGTTTCACGCGCGCGTGCTCAGCCGTGGCTACGAGCCGCTGCTGCAAGGCGCGAACAAGCACGCGCTGATCGCGGGCAAGGGTGGTCCCAAGACGTGGGCCGCCGGTGTGGTGGAGGTGCTCAACAAAGGCGCTCGCCTGCGCCTGCGCATGAAGACCTCGCAGGACATCGATGAGTGAAAGGACAGAGCCATGAGCGAACACGAGCCGCCGGCCGTCGAGCGTCGCCACACCGAGCAGCGCAATCCACGCGCGGACATCATGGTCGGGCTCGCCTTCCTGGCGGTGATCCTCATCGCCGCGCTGCTGTCGCTCGGCGCGGTCGATGGCAACACGGCAGCGGGTGGCTTCTTGATTGCTGTGGGTGGAATGTTTGCACGCAATATCGGCACGGCATTCGATTTCGAATTCGGCAGCTCGCGTGGCGACAAGGAAAAGGACAACGTACTTGCCGCCGCTCAACGTCGAAGGACAGCACCATGAGTTTGTCGGATTGGTTCTATGAATTGGGGGGGAAAGTGTTGTACGAAAAATTGAATCTGCGTCTCAACGAATTGAAGGAATTGATCATGGCCACGAAAGAGGAAGTGCTCGAAACACTGCAGGGCATTCACACCCTGCTGCAAGAAGTCGCCAGCGAGACCGATGCATCGCTGGCGAAGATCACCGAGCTGGAAGCGCTCGTCGCGCAAGGTGGGGTGAGTCAGGAAATCGCCGACAAGGTCGCGGAGATTCGCGAGAGTCTGCAGGTGGTCGCCGACAAGGTGCCCAACGCGGTCGAGCAAGTCTCCGACATGACCTGAGCCAGGGTCGATGGCGGTGAGACCACAAACCCTCCGCCTATCAAAAGGGAGAACGACATGCTGAGCTTGATCTTTCTCGTTGCAGCCCTGGTGCTGTTCATCGTCGCGGCGCTGGGCGTGCCGGCCGGGCGCATCAACCTGACCGCTGCAGGCCTTGCCTGCTGGGTGGCCGCCAACATGGTGGGCAAGGTGTAGTCATGGCCGCGCCGGGCGAGCTGCTGCGCAAGCAGCACCAGTTCGCGCGCATGGTCGCGCAGCTCATCGCCAAGGCGAACGAGATGGGCTACGACGTCACGCTGGGCGAGGCGTGGCGCTCGGAGTTCGAGGCGGTGCGGCTGGCCAAGAACAAGCTGGGCATCAAGCGCAGC